ACCAACCTCCCCTTCCTTAACCACATTGTCTAAATCTTCAAACTCGTAAAAGTCTTGGACAGCCTACCACAGTTCCTAAGATTCTGAAATAGCCATTCTAGTACCTCCATCTTTCGGTTCCATATGCGGGGCCTGTTGACCTGTTGGAGGACGACCCTCACCTTGCGGATTAGAGTCTCCCTTTCCACCCTTCATACCTTGTTGCATAGCTCCCATAACTTGGCCCATTGGACTGTTGGCCATCATGAAGTTCTGCGCTAGGATCTGAATCTCAGTCATATGGATAGCTTCTTCGGCTTTGTACTTCCAGAAGTCCTCGATCATCTTCTTGGGATTGGGAAGATCGAAGTTCTCCATTAGGTACTCTGGAGGAATCGGCATACCAAATCTAGCTAGCTGCAGTAACAACAATCTACGAGATGTTTGTGTCATCTGGTAGATGGAATTGGGAACTATGTAGTAGTGGAAGTTCCGCATAAAGAGACGAGCTCTTTCGCTGCGGGTTCCGGTTCTACCTATGATCGGGAGATCTATGTCACTTGGTACTAGAGACGCAGGATCATAGTCGAAGTCTTCTCGGGTTATTCCATCCCGACCCATTATCTGAAAGCGCTTCTTGGCAGTGTAGAACTCGAAGAAGTTACTCTTAAATAACTCAGCCCGAAATTTCTGAGCCTCTTCCATATTACGGGACATATCCGTGGCTACAGGTCCAGCCATCTCAGAGAGCTTCTCGATCGTGTCTGCGCCAGGGATCTGCGCTGCTTTGGACATCGCTATCAGGTCGTGGAGTCCCATCAAGCGAGCGCCACTCTCCTCAGCCCATTTCATTATCTCCATAATGTTATTGGGTTGATCGTAGTAGCGAGGGTCGACCATCATCTTGAAGGGTTCGCCCATCATGTTCTGGAATCCAATAACTCCACCACCCACGCGAGGATCTATGGACTCGGCTTTAGCTTTCGAGACCCTAGACATATCGTAGCCAAGGGTTGGTCGCAGTCTAGCATTCGCGGAGTCATCATAGGCGCGTAGTAACGAGGTAAGCATAGCCTGTAACTTAGCAGGCTCTTTAGTTACTGGGATTCCACAGTACTCCTGCGGCCAGTCATCCAGAACAAACTTAACAATAGGTACCTTACCATGCCACCAACGAGAGGGACCGTCATATAAAATGGCGTTCTTAGTAGCTATGATATGACGACGATAAGGGAACATCGAGCAGTCGTGCAGATCAGCGGGGCGAGTGAAAGGCATCCCGCTCGAATCGTTCATTCCTATCGGGATCTCTTGCTTGTAGTAGGGAACTGTGTATTCCCAAGGTGAGTTGGGAACTCCCATCTTGATGGGCTTGTCTCCCATATTACGCTGCCCATCCAAGATGTAGATGTCATAAACGGTAACCAGATGCTTTCCTGCTGGGTCTTCGCCTCGGTAGCCCCTCTGCGCGCCATAGGTGTTTTGGACAGTAGCTACTACCTTGTCCATCATACTGTTGACGAAGCGGCGGAATCTGCTAGGAGAGTCTCCATCTGGAACTATTAGATCGGAGGCTACCGGGAATCTACGACGAACCTGGAACACGGGGAACTGCCTACGAATCACTACAGCATAGCAAGTCTGCAGATCCCAGTCCTCCGGAGAGATCTGAATAGGCAAAACCGCGTCCACTCCCAGGGCCTGCTCTCGAACATCCCCGTTCCCAGGCTCCCAATAAGAGGGGTCCCACTCCTGGATCAAGTAACCTGTGCCTTCCTCACCCGCGTACTGGAGAGCTTTTCGAAGCTTTCTATCCGAGAAACAAGCGTTTTTCCAGTGAAGATACCCTTTGTTAAGGATGTCGTTATGGTTTAGGTAAGCGTCATTTTCAGTAAGATATGAGGCTAGTGGACGCGGATTAGCTAATAGCCCAACGGTTTCTCGAAGATCTCGTTTGACGAAGTTCTTGGAAGCTTTGGAGAGAGTGTCCGGAAGCTCAGTGAACCCTTTGTCAGATAGTATCCGGTAAGAGGTATCTACAAACTGATAACCCTGCTGACCTCGAAGGAACCATTCTCCTTCTTGGATGCACTCAGTTATCCAGGACTGGATTCGCTGGGCTTGTGGACGCTGGCCATCCCACTGATAGGGAGCCTCGAAGCGAGAGGGACGACCGGCTCCGGATGCTCCAGCTCCAGTTATGACTGCGGGAGATTGGCCCCCTTGTGTTATTGGCATTTCTTTTACTCCTCATTCATATCAATATCGGCCCACCGGAGCTCTATCAGGGCACCCAAAGGAACCTCGTCAAAGCTCTCGTGAGTGAACCATACGTTCATAACGTTGGGACAGTCTTCAGGCCTATAGGACTGCATATTACAGATCTTCGCTCCCTCTGGTAGGCCATAGATCTTCTTTCCAGCTAGCAACTGTTCTAGTACTAGAGAGCTGATTAGATAACCTACTATGCGCGGGTGTCGGTCACCCTGTGAGATAACTGATTGTATTTTCAGCATACTGTCCACCACTTGTCAGTAAAGGTCTTAACTATTCTTAGGTCTACTCCCCAGTAGTATCCGCACTTACATTCATAGCAAACGGTATGGGGAGAGGTTTTTACCACACGTACCTTACGTTTGCATTTTAAGTTGGGACACTTTCTAGGATCTCTTCGTACCTTACTCATAGTTACTCCGGTCCATCTCCATCGCAACCGAATAGAACTCTCTATAAGTAGGAGAGTTGTGTCCCTGGTTACCCCGCTCTAGGGCTTCTCTATAGATGTCCCGAGCGGCAGGGTCGGTTTCCTGCCCCATCATCCAAGCTAGATTGGAACGACGGTCACGCTCCCAGGCTTGTTTTTGTTCTAAGTAGCTCTCTTCCTTCAGACGATCACTAGATTCAAACTGGTTGTTCAAGCGCTTGGCGTACTGACGATATTCAGCAGCAGAGCGGATCTCTACTCGGTGAGCGCCAGGGGGAGTCTTCGAATCAACTCCACCAGCTACCCCCAGAGAACCATCTGAATATTCCCACATCACTATCGGCGTCTGAAGCTGACGATGCGGTGAGCGAGGAGATAGCCAAATGATTTCACTCTTTGAGCGACACTTAGGACACCTCTCAATGTCCTTGCCGCGACCTCTCTGAAAGATGTGTCCATTTTTGCATTCATAATCTAGTTCGGCCATATTTGTGTCTCGTATTCGTCTTCTACTACCTTGGTGATTGGAACTCGGAAAGCGCGTCCCTTTCTTATTTCTTCTTCGACTACCTTGTCTCCGAATACTGCTCGGAGAGTTCCTATGCTAACAACGATGAACTCGTGTGGGAGCTGGCTATTTCGAATAGCTTCTTCGTAGCCTTTTCGAAGTTGCGAGTAGGTTATTTTGTTAGACATATTAGGTACTAACTATGACTATGTTACCCGCATAATCTGACCCTTCAGTTAGGTCGAGTCCAGCTACGTAGGTTGCTCTTCCTGTTTGGAAAGCTTCCTCAAAAGCTGCGTCTCCCATTCGGAAACGGAACCACGATTCAGCGGCCACCATCGCGTCTGGATATACCTCCCCTTCGCTAGCCTTCTTGTACATTCTCTCCATACTCTCGTAAAGATCAGACATAAGAAAAACTCCTCGAATCCTTCTTGTTTACAATCGGACCACTATAGTAGCTGCCTCTCCCGATTCCCTTGTCGCCCATATAAACAGGCATCTTTTCTAACTCAGCCTCGTACTGGCGCTCCTGAATAAAAGCGTGAGGAGCGTTCCCGTAGATCTCGGGGTCATACCAGCAAGTTAGAAGAATGGCAGGGCCCATAATCCGATCGTCCCACTCTCCATTAACGGCCATTATCTTTTGCTTGTCTATGTTGTATTCGAGAGTAGCCATCTCTCGAACCAAGAATGGAGATCTTACCCTAAATGTGCCGTCTCGTACCATCTTTCGGAAGAGAGAAATCATTTTCGGGCGAGTCCGGACATCTGTTCGCCAGCCGATCCGGTCTCGGATTGAGCGAGGACGTTTCTGGAACTGAGGACCTGTTTCGCCTATCTGGGTCATATCCATCTCGCGGTAAAAGTTTCCATAGCCACGCTTTAGCATCTCTGTTTGAACTGCGTCTCCAGCTCCGATGTTGACTTCGATCGCGGCTAGGGGTTCCATCCACTCGCCCTCAATGCCGCGCACAGTGAATAGGTGACACAGAGCGAACATCCAGGCCCAGAGATCGTGTTGGGTTACTACGGGGGATCTCCACTCAGCTACCTGTTCGTCGGGATGCCAGGGGGTGGCCTTCTTGATAACTCCTATGACTGAGCCGTCTCGACCCACTCCCTCGGAAGGATCACAGTAGACGCCATAAGTTTCTCCAGCCTGGGGCCACTCCCATAAGAAGATCTTTCCATCTGGATCGGTGTCAGGCCATCCATCGCACTCTACGGGTTCGAGGGAGAACTCCTCCATCAAGACTCCCTCGTTTGAGATGCACCTTAGACTGATAGGATCACCTTCGATCTTGCGATCTCTATAAATAAAGGGGATTTCCTTTCCAGAGAGTTGAAAGACTCCCACGGGTTCTGAGGCTAGAGTCTCGGTGCGGACTTCGTTCATAGTCTCCAGAAGGAACACCGAGGGGTTAGCGTTCTGGAAAGCCTCGTGAGCCGACGCGGGGAGCTCTCTAAGCAAGATGTGAAGTTGTTTCTTGCGTCGAGCTTCTTCGTATTCGAGATAGTACCACCACATCTGGCGACGGGACATCTGCCAGTTCTCGCCCATTGAGTCACGGAGGATCTTATTTGAAGCTACGTAGACTGCTGCAGCTTCCGCGTGCTTAGACACATAAGCTGGGGGTTCCCACTCATCCGGAGCGGGGCGTCTTCTATAACCAGCTTCAGTAGGATACAGATCAGTACCAACGTACCAAGGCAGAAACACCGGCTTATATTTGGCTAGTCCCTTGGCATCTGACTCGACCATATAGTCCCAGGTCAGGTTCCACCAGTCTCCGATAACGTTGGCGGTCGACTCCATAGCCAACATACCGAAAGGGTTCTCTAGAATAGCTTTAGCAAGAGCCGCGTCGATTAGTTCCTCAGGCTTTTGGAATGAAGAGACCTCCGACATATGAGCTATTGTGGGGGTAGCTCCTCGCCCGATACCTTGTTTCTGGTTACCCCACTGGACTACTAAGGCAGAGTTTAGGTCCGCGAACTCCATCAACTCGCCTCGGGTGTAGGAAGTGCGGCGGGGTTTCATCCACCAGGGTAGATAGTCCCAGATCAGTTCGATCATTCGGACCATCTCTCGGGATTTGGTTTCCTCAGCAGATCCCGTATAAGCGCCGACGTTGCGGTAGAAGAACACTCTATGAGCTAGGAGAAGCTGCCATACCGTTGTGATTCCAAGGCGGCGGGCCTTGAGATACATAAAGTTTAGAGCGTGACCTAGCTGTTCGTTTCGAGCTATTAGTTCGAGGACTATTTGTTGAGCTATGTTGAACTCTATAAGAGTAGGGCGGCTAGTCCAGTCTATGATGGTTCCATAGAGATTAGCGAAGTAGTGGAAGTCTAACTTGCAGATCGTGTTTTCGAGTAAGATCCAGAAGCGTTCTTCTTTAGTAACATCTCTTATTAGGTAACCCTTGTGGTCGAGTAAGGTATCGAAGTGAGCTCGCATCTCCTGCCTCTCACCCGAAGTAGGGATCTTGAGGTTCCAGCGCAGCGGGAGATCATGTTCTCGTTTTATGATCTCCTCGGCGCGCAGGAGGTTACGTTCTACTACTATGCGAGAATAGATACTAAGCTCCTGGTCTAGAGTCTCTAAAGGTCTCGAAGAGTCCCCTTAATAGGGTTATGATGTCTTGTCGAGTTAGATCTGGACGCCTTCCGGTTTCGGTTGGGTGGTTTTCTATTCGAAAGCTTACCCTAGCCATCACTACGGCATTCGGTACTTCGAAAAGTGGATGAGAGTATTCGATTCCAACAGAATCAAACTCTCCATTTACAGGGTCGCCGGTTAGATCAGAGAAGGATCTTTTCATCTTTTGTCCTCTAGCTTTTCTACTACAGCATAAGTAGTCTTGCCATCGTTAGTACCTTTGTGAACTTCGGTTCGTATTCCAGCTTCCAGAGCTTCGTGAGCGAAATCACTAGTCATCTCATAGCTCTCAAAATAAACTACGTTGTTAGTAGTAACGAATAGTCCTTGGTTTTCTGCGAGTTCCCTAAACGTCATCACTTCTCCTTACCTCTTCATCTATGATCTGAACTGTGTCACTGAACTGCAGAAGAGGAGTTCTTAGTTTGTCTTTGTCTTTAACGCCTATGATGGCTTGTTGTTGGTTGACATTTACCTGCACGGGAGCTCCTTTCTCGTCTATAACACCCGCGACTCGTAGCTGAAGCTCGATC